CTGATGTAGATTATCAAGACTGTTATCCAGAAATCATCAAAAACCAAGATACAAAAGAACAAAGTGTTTTTATCAGAAAACGAAATGGCTTTGAATCCTTTATTTCTGTAGGAGCGTCTATTAGAGGTGTTTTCTATTGGGAAGATCAGAGTAAACTCTTTGTAGCCACTGGACATGATATTAAAGTATATTCCATTCCAACAGGAACCCTTTCCACTACACTAACAAATATCTTCCCAACAACTACTTCTGGTGATGTTGGTTTCACTCTATTTCTTTACGAAGATGGTACAGTTAAACTTGTAGTAACTGATGGCACCACCCTTTCTACAGTAGATACTAGTAATGCAGTAGTAGCTGGAGCTGATGTTGATATGCCAGCCCATTATCCATCTCTTGTATTCCTAGATGGTTATTTATTTCTAGTTAAAACCAATTCTGCTGATTTATACAACAGTGATTTGAATAATCCATTAGCTTTTTCAGTTGATGGTTTTATTTCAGCAGAGAGTATTCCTGATAGAGCAACTAAGGTAATTAAACTAAATAACTACATCTTAGTTTTTGGTAATGATTCTATTGAGTATTTGTGGAACGCAGCTAACGAAGCCCCTGGAAGTCCTCTACAACGTAATGATACACCTGTTAAACTTACGGGTTTAGCTGGTGGAATTGCTCAACTAGGAAGTAAAGTGTTCTTTGTTGGTGATGTTAATAATTCACAGACAGATGTATTTCTTTTAGAAGATTTTAAAATCACTTCTATTGGAACTGAATTTATTAGGCGTTTCATTTCGTCTTCCACTACATTTTTATATAGTGGTTGTATTTCTATGGATGGTAGAGATTTCTTTGTATTAAATACAGGAGCAGCTACTTTTGTTTATGATATTGAAGCTAAGGTTTGGCATAGATGGACATGGCGTGGAAATACAACTTTAGATGCTTTCTTCCCAATGACGTTAAAGAGTGGTGATACCCCCATTTCTTTATTTGTGAGAATCACTTCTATTTATAAATTTAGTCCAACACTTTATCAGGATGCCGGGGGTTCTACAGCAGTACAGATTGTAACAAATAATCATGATTTTGATATGTACGATCAGAAATTCATGAGCAGGCTTACAGTGGTGTCAGATAAACCAACAGCTTCTAATACTCTTTCTGTATCGTGGTCTGATGATGATTATCAGACATTTAACACACCTGTTATATTAGACCTCTACCAAGAACGCCCCTCTATTAATAGGCTAGGTAGATTCCGTAGACGGGCTTTTAAATTTACACACATAGCAAACCTCCCACTACGAATTAAACAAATAAACGTAGATTTGAATCTAGGACAGCATTAATGGCAGATACAACTTTTAGTAATGGAGTAGTCATTCAAGCTGATTGGATGAATGATGTTAACGATAACATTTACGGACCTACAGCACCAGCAGGTACATTAAGAGCACAGCTCTCGTCTACCGATAGCGCTAGTGCTGGTGCGGGTATGGTTGGGTTTAAACAGTCTGGTACTGGTGCAGTTCCTCGCTCGGTAATGGATAAGATGCGTGAGGTGGTAAGTGTCAAAGACTTTGGAGCTGTTGGGGATGGTGTAACAGATGATACAGTAGCGATCCAGAAGGCAGTTGACGCTGTAGGTTTAACTGGAGGTGGTGCCGTTTATTTTCCAAGTGGAACGTATGTTATTAGTTCCGTTATACACTGTTTGTACCAATCCGTCAGAATTGTTGGGGATTCTCGGTACTCAACTCTAATTCGGCAAAGTACATTGAACAGCAAAATAATTAGTATTACTGGTAACTTTTGCTGTGTTGAACATGTGTCACTTTCTTACTCTGGAGTGCCAGTTGCTGGAGCAACTGCGATTTACTGTGTTGGCTCTTATTGCACACTAAAAGACTTTGTTATCAGAAACTCGCACACCGCACTCGAATGGTATCAGGGAGTTGCTGGAAAGGTGACAGACTTCGAGCTATTCGATTATGAGGCGGTAGGCCTATACGCACATAATATCAACGACCTCTTTGTGTCTAGATTCATAATTAACGCAGGAAACGCAAGTAGGGGAACCCTTGGCGGTATCCGTCTTGTCAATAAGGTCGAGGCTTTTGTGTGCACTGACGGAGATGTTCTACTCGGTGAGTATTCATTGACTATGGATACTGATGTTTTTGCCATTGGTAGCAGGCCGGCCTATAACAATTTTACTAACATATTCTTCGACAGTGCTAACAACTCCGCACTAATAAACAAGTGTGTTGAAACTGATTTCGTTATGTGTTGGTTTTCATGCGGCCGGGCGGGCGGCGGTTCTTCTGGTGCCGTTGTAGACAATTGCCAAAGCATTCGCTTTACAAATAGCAGATTCTTTAATTGTGGCGGGAGTGGTGTGGTTGTAAATGCTTCGTCATCAGACATTACGTTCACAGCGTGCAAGGCAGACAGCAACTCCGTAACTAGCGGCGCAGGAAACTCCCACGGTTTTCAGTTTTCCAATAACTGTACACAATTCCAGATTATTGGTTGCACTGCATCTAATGGTCTTTATACAGGCACGCAGGGCTATGGAATATTTATTGGATCAGGAAGTAACCAATTTGTTGTGAGAGATTGCAACCTGGTAGGTAACGCCACTGGTGCTTTATTAGACGGATCGTCGTTGTCGGCAGATAAAACAGTACATGGAAATATCGGTTACCGTACATCAAATCTAGGCGCCGTTACCATAGCGTCAGGTGCGACTTCAGTTGTTGTCAATCATGGATTACCGTTCACACCTGATCGTTCGGAGATATTGCTAACCCGTGGCACAACAAATGCGAGTTCTACTGACCTCTACGTCGACTCTTCCAGCATCACATCGACGCAATTCACTATTAAAACAGCTCCCGCCCCAACTACTGATATAACAATTGTTTGGCATGTGTTTAGCAAGGGAGCCTAACCCAACGGAGTCCTAGTATCCATGATGGATTCAACATTACAAAAGACCCTATGAACTACACCCTCTCCTTCCTAGCTGGCTTTGCAACTTGTGTCGCAATCGGCATTAAACTAAATGACTACTTCTAACTCTACTCTCTGGGAACTTTCCAGAAATCAAATTATTGAAGCAGCTCTTCGTAAATTGGGTGTTTTGGCTAAAGGTCAAACACCAGATTCAGAAGACTACACAAACGCTACAATTGCTTTGAATGGTGTCTTAGCTCTATTACAAACAACTGGTATGCCTTTGTGGGCTAGAAACGAGTATACAATGTCGTTAGTAGCTAATCAAGCTACATACACTATTGGTGTTGGCCAAGCTGTTAATACACCATTCCCTCTAAAGGTGCATCAAGCAATCTTAATTGATTCTTCTGATTCATCCTTAGAACTTACACCTATTTCTATATACGACTATAATGCTCTTTCTCCTTTGGCCTCAACTGGCAGTCCTGTGCAGTTTTCCTACCAACCACGAGTTAATGTTGGCACTCTCACTATATGGCCAACTCCAGACACAGCAGCAGCCACAAACAAGACAATTAAACTCATCTACCAAAGACCCTTTGAAGACTTTGTAGGAAGTACAAATACGCCAGACTTTCCTAAAGAATATCACCAAGCAATTATCTACAAACTAGCTGAAACACTTGCTCCTGAATATGGCATTCCTCTACAAGATCAGCAAAACATTGCTTCAACAGCAGAACGTCTTCTTCAAACTGCTCTAAGTTTTGGTAGTGATGAAACCTCTTTCTTTATCCAACCTAGACGACAATAATGGCTTTTACTAAGAACCCATCTGTTTCTACATACCAAACAAAAAGAGTAAATCTACTAGGAGAACTCAATGCTCGTGGGACAGTGTTGGGAACTGATGTAGATTATCAAGACTGTTATCCAGAAATCATCAAAAACCAAGATACAAAAGAACAAAGTGTTTTTATCAGAAAACGAAATGGCTTTGAATCCTTTATTTCTGTAGGAGCGTCTATTAGAGG